AATCCGATGATTTTGGCCTTGTATTTGATCTCTATACCGATCACCAATGGCTCACCACCCGCATAGTCACCCGCCGCCGCAGAGCTAAATTCCAGCCGTGCAAGGCCGCCCGCTACGATGCTCCAATCCGCGTTTGATTCCGCCGAGTAGTCCGTCACCATGTATTGAAACTGGTCGTCGTCGGTCGTAAGCTCATCGGCAATCGTAAGGGCAGTTCCCGCCGCCCCCGCAAGTGCCCCGCTGTTGCCCACGATGCTACCGGCCATTGAGAACACGACGGTTTCATCAGCCGAGGCATTGGCGGAAAGGGCGTACAGGACGCGGTACTTGACCCCGCCCACATAGTCATTCGGAACAACCCACCAGAAAACTACGTCGTCGCCTTCGGAAAAGGAACGGGCTATTGCGGTAGTCGTGCTGACCTCTGCCGCTGCCGACGGGGGAGTCGTGCCATCCTCTGCATATCGGATGGGAAGATATTCCGTTTTGGTGATGATGGTGTAATTGGTGCCGGTGTCAACGAGGGAGCGGACCTGTGCGCCGTCATACCATTTCATGGTGCCGCCTGAATTGCTTCCGGTGTCGGTCGAGTCATGCCTGATCTGCCCCGCAGTCGTTCCGGGGTCAGCATTGGAAGAGGGGAGGTTGACGACGGAGAAATTGAAGGTCGTACTCGGATAGATCGGATTCATCAGCTCCCATCGGGTACTGGCAAGGTCGTATTGCAGGAGGGCAATGAACCCCGCCGCTCCGATATCCCCGGCTAGAAGGGCCTGCCCGCCGCTCTTGACGATGGTGTGTGCCGTCAGACCGTCAGGGGCAAAGGAAGGAGTCGTGGAGGTATTCGCCCCGGCAGAACGGACGGCAACAATCGTCTTGTCTGTGAGGGTGACGTCGGGGGTGTAGTCTGCGGTGATGGCATCAACGGTACCACCTCCGGCGACGACGGGGATGGAAAGGCCATAGGCGGCCTTCTTCGCCAACTCTACAGCGGCGTTCGCCGGAGTCCCCGAGCAGGCCGTTGATGTTCCGGTCGTGTAGTCGGCGTTCGAGCAAGGGGGGAGACCTCCGCCCGGCGGACTCGGGGGGAAGGCCCACAGGCCTGGGGCGATGGCCAGGAGGAGCAGGATGATCAGTGCTGTTCGTTTCATGGCGTCCTCCTTACCGGGCAAACAAGAGTTCGATGGTATAGTTCGCCGAGACCGTGGCCTGGTTCAGCACCTTGAGCGTCAGCGCCCCTGTCACGCCCGGGTAGTAGTGGGCGGAAAGGTAGTGGCTGTACGGCATGGTCGTTTTCTTGAGCGTCGCGTGGATCAGGTTCAGGCCCTTGTTCGCCGTGGTTCCGCCGTCCACTGAGCCGAGCAGGTCCTCCCCGTTGGCGTCCAGGATGAAGACGTCGGCCGCGTCAGGGGCGGTTCCGCCGGAGGTGGGGTAGGCGGTTATCGTGTAGAGGTAAAACCCCGCGAGCTTATCGGCATTTGCGGCAGATATTGCCGTGTTCGGGATGGATCCATCGTCCCCCGATCCGGTACATGCGAGGGTGATCACCCTCGCCTGGGGAATGTCGATCAGGGAAGCCGGAAGATCCGTGAGCGTCTGCGTGCATGATCCTGCGGCCCATAATGAGGAAGGAACGGCGAGCGCCAGGGCCAGGGCGATTATCAGGAAAATTCGTTTCATGTTTCGATCCTCATTTAAAAATGGGCGGGAAGGTCGGAGGGAGAGAGAACCTCCCCGCCCACGCAACATGGTTTACGGTTCAGGTGAACGTATACAGGCAGGCGTGCTGCCAGTACCCATAGCCCACATTCCGGATTGCCTTGATCCCGTAATGGTGCTTGTCCTCGTTGAACTCCAGTTCCGACCCTTCCGCCACGGCCGCAACCGTGATCGGTTCCTCTTCCTGCCGGATCAGGGCTTTGGTGTCGCCGTCCTCCCGGAACACATAGAACTTTGCCCCGGAGGTAAGGCGGGGGGTGACGGAGAGCGTGAACTTGAAGC